GGCTTCGCGTTGAGAATCCGTACTCAATGCTTGTAAGATTGTTTCTACACTGGCCAGATCTTGACGTGTAGCAGTCTTGTTCAACAACAATTTGGCCACTTGATCTGGGTCATCTGTGATAATTCGGTTTGTGGTGCGGTCAGCGATACCGGCTATTTGATTCAACTTGTAGCCCAGGCTTTTGGCCATGCTGTTCATCAACACATTACGCTCACGTCCTTTGTACTTGCTGTCAGCGGGCACAGCACCCAACACAAACTTTGACCATGGCACATTGTTCAACAACATAAAGTCTGTTTGAACATAGCCATTAGCAGGATTTCCAACAATGGGCGTGAGAAAATGTACCGCTGTGCCGGATTTTTTAACATAATCTTCGGGGCGGAATCCGTGGCTAGCTGCCCACTGTCGTAGTCTTGTTTCTAGTTGTTCTTTGGTAACCACATTGGCATCCACAGCAATGTCTAGGTCCCCTGAGGTATCTTTGATGCCAGTGGACCCAAGTGTATTGCCCTGTAGATCTCGACCAGGTAACAGTTCTTCCAACCAGGCCAGTGTAGGCTTGACATCTGTTTGATTGATACGCTGTGTTAGGGCCTGGCCTTTGCTATTTTTAAAGACGTTGCCGCCTTCTTTTAAAGATTGCATTATTTCAGTCCCAATGCTGTTTTAATTTCTCTTGCCGCGTACGGATCTTTGGCCATGGTCTTGAGGTCTTCAATCTGACTGGGATTCAACACTGACGATAGTGGAGTAAGTGCTGATACTTGTTTTCTGGCGCCTTGTTGTTGTGCTTTCTTTTGTCCCGCAGACAACTTTTGCATGGCCTGCCCTACCATTAACAAATATTGTTCCACTGCTGATTGATTTGCCTTGGGGTCTTGTTGAGTTGTAACCACCTGGGCCAAGGCTTGATTCAATGTGCGAGTCATCTCTGGCATTTTTTCTACGTCGGTTAAACCAAGTCCAGACGATTTATCAGCTACTTTTGATGCTGCCCAAGTCTTGAAGTTCTGAGCATATCTGCTTTGCAACGGTGGTGGTGCTTTGATTCCAGCAGGTCTAGCTGTGGTACTGGCAGGCACTGTTCCACCTGCTGCAGGCTTGAGACCGGGCAGGTTGGAAAATGCTTCGTTTGTCTGCGCTTGTTGTGCAGCACCAGCGGCGGCTATTCGTTGTTGCAGTTTTGCATACTCGTCCGCTGTGGGTTTACCGGCCGATGCTTGGCTGATTTTGGTAGCAGGTGTTAACCATTTTGGCGATGTCTTTGATGCTGTAGCGGCAGCCGGTGCTGCCGCAGCAGATTTGGCAGTGTGAACTAGGCCAGTGGGTGTCTTTGTTGTTGTACCGCCTGTGCTTGAAGTAGATTTATTGGCACCGCTGAGAGTTTGAGACATTTGTCCAAATGCATTTTGTCCAGGTGCAGCCGCAGCACGACTGTTGCGTTTGCGTATGGCATTAGGAGTTTGGCTGACCACTCCAGGCTGCTTTCCACCTGTGCGTTTTTTTGCCGCGGCAGGTGGTGTTGCGGCCGCGGCAACAGTTGGAGCAGCCGGATTAGGAACACCGTATGGCACAAATGGAGATTTATAGTTGTTTGTAGGTGCTGTTGGCACTGTTGGTGCAGCAGTCGTGGGCACTGTTGGTGTTGTTGCCACAGGTGTTTGAGACGACGGCCTGGGTTGTTTCAGCCACTCACCGGATAATTTCTTTGCCCAGGCTGTTAAGTCGGCTTGTTTCCGTTGTCCTACTAAATCTGTATAATATCGGTCCTTGGCCGCTTGATATCCTCTGGCACTGGTCAACGAACCCGGTGTGTCTAGCACTGCTCGGGCCTTGTTGAGCGGTGCCGCCACTGCACTTTTAAGGTCTGAGCCTATTTGCTTGACTATAGTTCCTAGACCTTCTTGCAACAAGGTTATTTCATGTATTTGCATCGGTGCGCCTTACTGTGCGGGTAAATTTAGCCGGATCACGCTGACTGATAGCATTGATCAACTTACGCTGTAGATTTTGAGCATCCTCAACTGCATAAGTCGAGTCGATCTGCTCCAACAAGCGTATGGCGCTGGCTATCACATTAGATGCACGGTTTTCAATCACATGTCGCTGGTCGCGCTCGATGTACATTGCGTCTAGTTCTTCAAGTAAACTGCGAGTTTTTTTTTGCATTTTGTGCCAGGACCTTTTTTATTATTTAGTGCAATTATGTACTAAAATGGTATAATGTTAGCCGGCTTTGATCTGCCCCAGTAGCTGTTTTAGTTTGGCACTTTGCACGTCTGCAGTTACTTGACTGATTTCGCCAGTGTCACTATCCACAGATTCTTTAGCAATCATTGTGCTTTTTGCCTTGATAGCATCAAGCAAATTGCCTTTGGCAAAAGAATTAACCGGTCCTGCATCTTCTCCCGGGTCTGTGATACGCATGGTTTCAATGTTGTAGTCTAAATCAATCTTCATACCAACACCGGTACTACTACGACTCTTCATACACTGAATTTGATACTTGCCACGCTCACGCATGGCTCTACTAGTAAAGATACCAAACACATTGTCTGCTGTATTGATCTTTGAGATACCACCTGAAATGTGACTGTGATCAAATTCAATTTCTTCCACTGCTGATCGATTCAACTGCGATGCTGTCACAAACAGCACATTGAGTTCTTTGGCCAAGTTGCGCAATTCTTCACTCACATACTTGTCCTTGACAAACAAATCATTAGGACTGACCTTGGCACTGACTGGCATCAACAGGTCTAAATAGTCGCACATGACAAAGTCTATCCGGATGCCTGTTTGCACCTGCACTTCTTTGATATAACTACGGATATCATTGATGTTGCTCTGCGCAGGCAGTGCCTTGATACGGTATTGTCCAGTTTTCTTTGAAACCAATTTGACCTTGAGAGTCGCTTGATCGATATCTTTGCGAATTTCTTTGGTGCTCATTCCAGCCAACATGGCATCAGTACGCAAAGCACACAGTTCTTCACTTAATTCTAAACTGATATACACACCACTGAGTCCTGCCTGTAACCAACTTAGTGCTATGTTCATCATGACCAAACTTTTGCCAGATCCACTTCCGCCAGCAAAGATATTAAGTTCTCCACGGCTAAATCCGCCATACAGGATCTTGTCCATCTGCGGCCACCCGGTACTGACTTGGCCGCCCGAGTTGAAGTATCGATTGATACGGGCTGCTGGGTCACTGAAGTAATCTGTGCCCATGTCTTTAGTAAGTGATATCTGTACCGCATCTTTGATTAATTTTTCTACAGGATCATACTCGCCCTTTTCTAGCAAGTCTGCACTTTTTAAAATTGCACGTTCTAGTTCTTGACGACGAGTAAACCCTTCGAACTCAGACATAAACCATTCAAAGTGGCCTTCGTTTAAGTCTGGAATATGTTTTAGTACTACGCCAGTTGCGGCTCGAATTTGTTCAGGACCCGGTAGAGTTTTATACTCATTGCTATGCTTGGCAATAAATTCTGCAACAGGGCGCAAACTTCTATCAAAGTTCTCTGGATTGTAAATGTTTTGCACACGCACATACGATTCTGCGTCTTGCAACATCATTTCTAAGAATAGTTTTTGAACATCAACAGAATAATCTTTAATCATAAAATATTATAACATATAAAGATAGTGAACACAAGTCAAATCCTTATCTTATTACCAATATACATATGATAGGCAAACGGGTTGGGATCAAAAAGATTAATCAATACACACCCATGTTGATCCCATACTAACTGTCTGACAGATGGATTTTTAATGTATTCTTGTACTGACTTGCATGGACCGTTTAAAGGTTTATATTCTGCCAGATCCAATAAAATATCATTGTTTATTTTTATACCTGCGAGAGACATGCCCACTAGTTCAATCGGGTTTGCATTGCCAGATAATACAATTGTAACCAAATTGGGCATGTATGTAGAAATTTTAATAGTTTCAATTTTGTTATTGATTTTTCGTTCTATTAACAACGGATCAAACCTGGATCCGTAGGCTTCTATTACTAAATTATCATCAGTGTGTTTGATACTTAGTGTTAAAAGAAAGTGTGTAGGTTGTATCCGCATTTTTTCATTATCTCAACAAGATTTTGTGCGTGTTGCCGACGAAGTAATTTTTTATCATTAAACTCATCATGATCTATTTTTGTTTCTAGCACAGTACCAGCCAATATTCCAGGTAATGTTATCTGAACGCTTTCTATGGTATTGTTGGCATAATCTGCATGGTCCACAAACCATTGTTTGACTGTTTCGTAATCCTCTAATGTTTCTGTTGGATATGCAGCAATCATCAGTAGGTTAGTTTTCAATTGGTATTTTTTAAGCATTTGTAAATGATGTTCAAGATCAGTGTTGTTAAAATGTTTTCCTAAATCAATACGAACATGTTCTACAATACTTTCAACCCCAGTTAACAAAAATCCGTTGCTTTTTTTAATTAATTCAAACAGTTCTTCTTTGTGTTGTGCAGCTGGTCTAACTATGAAAGATCCTACCCAATGCAATTGTTCACCAACAGTGACCGTCATATTATAGTCAGCCATCATTTTTACAAGTTTTTTAAATTCTCTGAGGTTGCCGTTGCAAATACTACTGGCAAACTGAAATCTATAAACACCATAGGTTTTTATGTGTGTCATCATTTGCTGAAAAATATTCTCAGCTGTGAGATATTGAAATTTTTTCCAAAAAGCAATAACATCACAAAATTCACAAGATTGAACACAGCCACGACTGTCCACAATTGGTAATAACGTATATTGATATTTAAAAAATCTATAATCTGAAAAATCAGGTATGGGCAGATTGTTAAACTCTGCATTGGGTTGCCAACTGCTGGTGTTAATACCGGGATAAACAGTGTTTCCTCGAACATATTCAACCAATGAATTTTCGCCGTCGCCGGTGATATAATCATCAATTAACCCTAATTTTTTAATACGATCTGGGAACTTGAATAAGGAATTTTCTAAAGTTTCTAATCCAGGTCCTCCAATTACTATTTTAACAGTAGGAGCTCGTTGGCGTAATACTGCACATAACCATGCAGTAAAAGTTTGGCACTCTCTAGAAAAAAGACTTAATCCTATAATGTCTGGATTATGCGATAATAGTTCTACAGCGTAAAAATCCAACATTCTGTTTAGATCATCTACTATGTTTTCATTTATTTTTTGATAATAAAAAAAATTAAGAAACAACTGTCTGTTGGGATGATTTTGTAGTTTGTTGTAAATTTCTATATTGAGATCAAGTCCTACGCACTCAATACCATTGGCCTGCAACGATGCTTTTAATACTGCTGGGGCAGCTAATGGTGTATTTTCATCAGTAAAAGGTACAGTAGTAATTACTACTTTAGGAAGAGCAACAGTTTTTACGTTAGTTGTGTAATCTTTTAACAAGTCGTTTCCTCCTTAGTTCTATTTTAATCTTACTAGTTTCTCGGGCTTGCATTATAGTTAGCAAAGTTGCAAGCCTGCCCCAACGAATTACAGCATCGTTGACATCTTTAACGTCACTGGGCCACTCGGGCATGCTCACTGCCCAGCCTAGTTCAACAGCACGATCAACCAACCGCATGCCGGCGTCGTCTTGGTCTGGCACAACTACCACTTCGCGGCCCAGACTGCGTATCAATCTAACTTGTGCATCATTAATTTCTGCATGTAATACGGCCAGTCCGTTGATGCTGAGTGCATCAAACACACCTTCGACTACAATCACCGACTGCCATGTATCCTTTTGTAGGTCTGTGCCAAATACATAACCCGGTTGTATGTCTTGAATATACTTGGGCGTTCTATCATCAAGGAATCTAGTAGTATGCCCTACCACTTGATTGTCATAGGTAAACGGAATTACCACACCAGGACGTGGCATTGTTTTATATAAAAATGGATAGTCTAATGCAATGGATCTATTCTGTAAATATTCTTTTGCAGTATCGTTAAGTGGTTGTGTGTCTGCTGGCAAATCTCTATCTTCAAACGCAATATTTTGTAACTTATTAATAACTTCTTGACGTTCGCCTAGCAATCCTTCTATACTCTTATGCTTTAAACTTTCAAGATTGATCCGCTCAATTTCTTCTTGTGGCACATTTATCCACTCAAGTAACCGACGGGCTTTGAATGTCAAATTGCGCCCTAGAACAAAACTTGCAGTATAACCACAATTAAAACAATGATAACTCCAAGAGCCGTCGTTGTTGGGTTTGATGCCACCACGTGATCTTTTGTCTTGTGTGTCGCCGCGATGAACGCAACAGGGTGCGTTGAAACTGATCCAACCCGAAGCTGCTTGTTTTCTCTTTGCCGGAAGAAAAGAAATCATGTCAATCATGCTAGAATTATAGCAGATTTATTAGCACACCTCAAGAGAGTTTGGTGTTATCTATAAAGAAGGTCAACCACGTAACCGGTGCTGATTATGACTGCAGCACCAGTTTGGTTGGGATTGTTTGGATACACTCCGGCACCCATACCCGCATTGGGTAGGTACCAATAGCCAGATCCACCATTGGTCACTTCAATTCCGGTCACTACACCTTGATCAATGGTGGCCACTGCTGTGGCGCCGGCACCATCACCGATGAAGTTGATGTGTGGTGGTGCCAAATAGCCCGAGCCACCATTGAGAATTGACACACTGGTCACTACACCATTTTCTGTTGTGGCATAGGCAATAGCCGGAGTTCCGGGTTGTGTTGGCACAGCAAATATACTGTTGTTGAAGGCCAATCTCAGCAAAGGATGCCAGCCCACAATGTTCATGTGTATGGTGCGAGTTTCGTTGTAGTAGGTAACCGATTCGGTTACATTATAAAAAATGCTCTGATAGTTCTCTGCTGCTTGCGCTTTGATTGTTCCTGTATATCCTACCAAGGTCATTTGTATGGTTGTAACGGCATTGACCGGTTCGATGAAACTGCTATAAAACTCTGTGTTGGCAAAACTGGTCCAATAGTTACCGCCGTTGGGATTGCCCTGCCAGTAGGTTCCAGGACTGTAACTGCCCCAGGCGGTGCCATCCAAACTGGCCTGAGCACTCAACTTGGTTGTAGGAATTGTCAATGGCGCACTGGGCACATGCTGTGGCAATATCGAATCTAC